AAGCAGATAGAATCAATCCTGAAGCTGTTAATAATGCCAAAAGGTTTAAAGGCAGGACAAACAATATACCAATGCTCGTGTGGATACCAATGGGTATTCTACATATCAATTCTATGTGTTGTTTACAGAAGCAATCCAAATAAGAGAAGATATGAAACAGCTATTCTAGAAATAGCCAGAAAGAACTTTAAGACTTATACAATAGCAACGATATTCATCTTGCTTTTTTTATTGGAACCAAAGTATTCAAAGTTTTATTCAGTAGCTCCAGATGGATCGTTATCTCGTGAAGTTAAAACAGCAATAGAAGAAACATTGAAATCAAGTCCACTTATTTATCTACATAAAGAAAGTAAGAGATTTAAGATACTAAGAGATTACATACAATTTAATTTAACAGAAAGTAGATATTATCCATTGAACTACTCATCAAGCCGTATGGATGGAAAACTTCCAAATGTATTCCTAGCAGATGAGGTAGGAGCATTACCAAATCCATATGCAATAGAATCCATGAGGTCAGGACAATTGAATATTCTGAATAAATTAGGATGTATAATCTCGACTAAGTATCCTACAATCAATAATCCGTTTGAAGATGAAGTATCATATGCAAAAAGAGTATTAGATGGAATAGAACCAGATGAAACCATATTTGCACTTTTATATGAACCAGATGAAGAAACAATAAATAAATGGACTACTGATGACACAGTGCTAAAACAATCAAATCCAGTAGCTTTAGAAATACCAGAAATCTGGGAAGACTTAGTTAAGAAAAGAGCTAAGGCAATAGCAGTAGAATCAGTAAGAGAAAACTTCTTAACAAAACACTGCAATATCATATACCAGGGAATGGGAACTGAGAGCTATATAGATGTAAATGAAGTTATGAGTTGTAAGGTAGCTAAGATAGATTGGACAGGCAGAAAAGTGTACATAGGAGTAGACTTAGCCATGACCAATGATAACTGTGCCGTAGCAATGGTATCAGAAGATGACCACGAAATACTTGCTGATGTATTTGCATTTATTCCAGAAGGAAGAATAGAAGAAAAGAATAAGTTTGAAAGAATCAACTACTACGATTTTATAAAAACAATGAAATGTATAGCCTGTGGAAATAAGACAGTTGACTATGGGATAATCGAAGATTTCGTATTCCAGATAGAAGAGAAATATAAAGTAACAATTATGGCAATAGGATATGACCGATACAATGCTTTATCATCAGCTCAAAAATGGGATAAGAAATATAACACAATAGTCATAAGACAACATAGTGATACATTACATAGTCCAACGAAATTATTATATGAAAAAATATTGGATCGTAAGTTCCGATATGAAGAGAATAAATTATTAGAAATCAACTTCGAAAATGCACGATGCACCTATGACACTAACATGAATAGGTACATAACTAAAAAAAGAAGCCAGGGAAAAGTAGATATGGTAGTAGCATTAATAAATGCAGTACACCTTCTACAACAAGATGTATTCCTAGATAACGATGACTTCTTTGTACAGATAATTGAGTAAAGGAGGTGGAAGATGAGAATAAGAGATTTATTCCGAAGAAGAGCTGAAGAGGAAACAACAAAGCCACAGACAGAAGAGTCAGCAAGTGATGTTTTACTTAAAGCAATTCTAAGAGGAGAAACAATTGACAAAGATAAGGCAATGTCACTACCAGCAGTAGCCAGTGCAGTAGACAGAATATGCAACACCGTAGCAATGATACCGATAAGGTTATATCGAGAAGTCCAGGATGAAAAGACAGGAAAAACTAAAGTAGAAGAAGTAAAAGATGATCCAAGAATAAAATTATTAAATATAGATCCAGGAGATACATTGGATGCATTCCAATTAAGAAAAGCTTGGGTACAAGATTATTTATTGGATAAAGGTGGATATTTATTTATAGAAAAACAAAAAAATAAATTTAAAAGTCTGAGATATGTAGAAGCATCACATGTATCGATTAACACTAATACGGATCCTATTTTTAAAGATATAACATACATGGTAAATGGAAAAACATATGAAACATTTAACTTTATTACAATACTAAGAAGCACCAAGAATGGAGGCTCAGGAAAAAGTGTAATTGGAGAAGTATCAACAGCTATTGAAAATGCATATCAAACATTGATGTATGAGCTCGGACTTGTAAAAACAGGAGGAGCAAAAAAAGGATTTATAACTTCACAAAGAAAACTTGGAGAAAAAGAAATAACAATGCTGAAACAAGCATGGTCTAATTTGTATTCAAACAAAAGTGAAAATGCAATTGTCTTGAATGAAGGAATGGATTTTAAAGAAGGATCTAGTACAACAGTAGAACTTCAATTAAATGAAAGAAAGAAAACATTACAGGAAGAAATAGACCACATATTTCATAACAAAGAGAACTTTGATGAATTTATGAAAGAAGCTATTATGCCAATACTAACAGCAATTAAAATAGCTTTGAATAAAGACTTACTACTCGAGAAAGAGAAGGAGTCTTTTTATTTTGAATTTGATACCAGGGAAATAAGTAGAGGAAACATTAAAGAAAGATATGAAGCCTACAAAATAGCATCAGAAACAGGATGGATATCAAAAAATGAAATCAGATATCTAGAAGACTATGACAGCATTGAAGGACTTGATGTCATAACTTTAAATCTTGGAAATGTAGTATTCGATACTACAACAGGACAATACTATACCCCAAATACAAATTCAATAGTAGACATGCATAGCACCGGAGAAGGAGGTGGTACAGATGAAGGTGGAAGTTAGAAATGGAAAAATCGTAATAGATGGCTATGTCAATGCAGTAGAAAGAACATCCAAAGTCTTGTGTGATACCAGAGGACAATTCGTAGAAAGAATACGATCAGGAGTATTTCAAAGAGCCTTAGAAAAAGCAGAAAATGTCCTGGTTTTATTAAATCACGAAAGAGATAGGGAATTAGCTGATACCAAAAGTGGAAAAGCTAAGTTATACGAAGACAACATTGGATTAAGAGCCATTGTAGAAGTCGAGGATCCAGAAGTAATACAGAAAGCCAAAGACAACAAATTAAGAGGTTGGTCATTTGGTTTTTTATGTAATAAAGAAGATAGAAAAGTCAATGATGATGGAATAGAAGAAAGAATCGTCAGAGATTTGGATCTTCTAGAAGTCTCAATTATAGATGATAGAAAGTATCCGGCATACATCGGAACTAGCATCGAAATGAGAGATGACCAAGTAAAACTTATTGAATATCGTGGAGAAGAATCACAAACGATAGACATAAGACAGGAAACTAAAGAGGAGCCTGAACAACATGCCGATAAGGAAGTTGTCAAAATAGATTATTCAGATTATGAAGAAAGATTAAGAAAGATAAGAGAGGAGAAATAGAATATGAATCTAAAAGCATTAACTGAACAAAGAGCTGAAAAGCAAACTGAAATGGAAACTTTACTTAATACAGTAAAGACAGAAGAAAGAGCATTCACAGAAGATGAGAATGAGTTATTTAAAAAATTAGAAAGTGAAATTGGTTTAATCAATGAAACAATCTCAGCCATTACAAAAGGTAGAGAGTTAACTGAAGAGCCAACACCAGAACAAAAAGAAGAAGAAAAGAAGGAGGAAGATGAAATGAAAGAAAACGAAGAAAGAGCTTTACAAGAAGAAAAAGCATTCGAGAATTATATCAGAGGTGTAGTTCTAGAAGAAAGAGCAGATGTTAATTTAACAAAAGGAGATAATGGAGCAGTAATTCCAGTAACTATTGCTAAAAAGATTATTAAACAAGTTTATGATATCTGTCCTATTTTAGAAAAATCAACTAAGTATAATATTAAAGGAAAATTAGAAATCCCATATTATTCAGAAACAGCAGATGCAAAAGTAAACATGGCATATGCTACAGAATTTAAATCATTAGAAAGTAATGTTGGTAAATTTGCTAGTATTGAATTAACAGGATATTTAGCAGGAGCATTAGCTAAAATATCTAAATCATTAGTAAATAATAGTGACTTCAATATCGTAAATGAAGTTATCAACATTATGTCTGAATCAATTGCATTATTCGTAGAAAACGAATTATTAAATGGTACAGATGGAAAAGTAACAGGATTAGATAAAGGAGTAAAATTAATCGTTACAGCTGAAAGTGCAAATGTTATTACAGCAGATGAAATCATCAAAACAAAAAGAAAAGTAAAACAAAAATTCCAAAAGAATGCTGTATGGTTAATGTCACCAGAAACATTAACATCAATCTCATTATTGAAAGATGCTAATGATAGATATTTATTACAAGATGATATAACAAGTGACTTCGGATATACATTATTAGGGAAACCAGTTTATGAAACTGATAACATGAAAGATATTGGAGCAGGAAATACTGCTATTTTTTATGGAGATTTATCAGGATTAGCAACTAAGTTTACTGAAGAACTTGAAATGGAAGTTCTAAGAGAAAAATATGCTGACCAACATGCTATTGGTGTAGTAGCATGGATGGAATTTGATGCTAAAGTTGAAGATGCTCAAAAGATTTCTAAATTAGTTTGTCCAGGAACTGCTGAATAATGTTTAAAGTATTAAAGAGTTTTAGTGGAAAAGTATCTGGCTCAAAAGGTCATGTTATTGAATTAAAAGATAAAGCAATAATCAGTGACCTTTTAAAAGCTGGTTACATAGAAGAATACTCTGAAAAAAACAGAAGCCAAGCAGAATTAAAAAAAGAGAATGAATCTCTAAAAAAAGAAAACGATGAACTAAAATTAGAAATTGAAGAGTTAAAAGCTCAATTAGCAGAAGCTACAAAAGAACCTGAAACGGATCCAGAAGCACCAATAGATCCGGAAGCTGGAAAAGATCCAGAAGATAATCAAAAAGATAAATAAGGTCATTAGTTGTTCAGGCAAGACCTCAAAGAAGGAGGAAACTAATGAAAGTAAGTACAATAACATGTGATGATATAGCTAACTATATCAGATTACAAGAAGTCGATGAAGCAGATAGGAGATTACTTAATGCTTTAATAACTATTGCTAAAAAATTTATAACAGAAAATACAGGAGTAAAGGATTTAGATG